TATTAATTGATTCTTTCATTTTTCATTCCTCCTGGATTAAATTTGAGAATACAAAAAAGGACTGAAATTATCAGTCCATAAACAACTTTTAAAAAGTATAGGTTTTGGCACTATATTTAATATAAATAGAAATAATTAATAAACTTACTTAAAATTTAAATTTATTATTATTGTTATATTATATGTAGTGCCATTTCCTATACTTTTATGCTTGTGCTTTAGAAGGTAGTAAATCCATTCCTTCCTCTACCATTTCTTTCAATTTTTCTTCTTCTTTCTTTCGCTTAAAATATGTGATTTCGCTAATAACTCGCCTTGTGATATAATCCACTGGCGTATCACTAAACTGAATAAAATCATTTGTGTAATATGTATTCGCTAAGCGTTCCTCACGCTTCAAGCCAATGACAAATTCTTGATTTATGTGGAAAGAGATAAGTTTGTATTTCTTCAAGTTGTCCAAAATCCTGTTTATTGTTCTGACAGGTATTCCGCTTTCCTGTGATAATCCTTCAACTGATACATCATAACCGTTAAACATATCATTCTTCTGCTTCAGGTAACTGTAAATATAGAAACCTGAAACACCAATATTTTTATTTGTCATGCAATAAACAAACACTTCAAAAGGTATCATGTGTGTGTTTCTGACATCAAAGAATGTTCCATCTAATACATCAATATCAGTTGATTCCTCTGTTCTCCACAATCCTTTTACCGGAACTTTAATCTTATAATTTTTGCCATACTTCTCAAAGTGCATTTTTGAAAGGTTTTTATCTGTATCGTCTAAATCACTAATGCAGTCAAAGTTTAATTCATCCCCGTCAAATGTCCATACAAGAGGTATATCGTTTGACGAATAGATGTATCCCATTTCTTGCAGCAACCCTTTATTTTTAATGAGATAGTTAACCTCTGGATAGGTTGGACTGTAACCTAATACCTTTTTAATAAATTTAACATCAATAATGGTTGCCGTTTGTGTGTATTTTGTAAAGCGATAAAGCCAGTTGGTTAAGTAGTAATAAGCATAAGCAAACGGAATATGTGGACTTTTCTTGATGTACTTCTTTAAATCTGAAAATATTTCGTTGGGAATGAACACATCATTTTCATACTCTTGATTAAACTCCAAAATCTTACTTAACTCTTCAAATTTCATTTTAAAACCCCCGAATTTATTTTAAAGTTTATTGGATTTATTATTTTTAATCTGATTACTGTTTGTATTGATCTAGTGCCTTTTGAAGTTCCTCATTGATTTCATATAGAGAAAACATCTTTTTTGTTTTTGGTTCAATCGCCACTGTGATAAATTGAATACCTTTACTGGCCAAAAAGTCCGAAACACGTTTTGAATAGCAAAAGAAATAGTTTTTCATGATTTTTCCTCCTAGAAATAAATAAGGATAGGGAAAGCCCCCTATCCTCTATGTGTATAAGAAACATAATTTTTACTTGTAAATGCCAACGATACCAACTCTGATTTATCCGGTATATACTTTTGTCCAATCCTGTGACCTTCACGAACACATTCTTTGATTAACTTAAATTGTTGTAAAGGTAACTCAAGTTTCCAGTCAAGATGATTTTGAATACCCTCTAAATCAATTCCGGTTTGTAAGTGACCTTCAGCATCTATGTAAATCTTTTCATTCAATCCAAAATGTTTTTGCAGTTCATAAAAATAATTAGGGTTTCTGTTGTTTAGTGTATCCACCAAACTATCGAATCCTAGTGAAGTAAGCCAATCTGTATGTATTTTTTTGAAATGCTCTTTATATGTGTAATGTCCTTTAAACGCTGAATCAATTGCAAGTATGATTTCTTTACCGATTTGACTGTCTGGCAGCGGAATATTATAGTAACTCATTACCATCATGAGTGTGGAAAATGGATATTTTTTATAATAATTTTCGGTGCTAATATTCTTGTAAAGATTCATGTTCATACAATACTTGTTGTATTGACTGTGACTGAATTTTTTACTTACATGGTTATCAAAACAACGGACATTCTTGCTGAAAGCCATATCCACACCAATAAGCGGTAATTCTGTTTTCTTATGACGGTAAAAGTCCTGAAAGTCGTAAAAGTAATTAATATCCCATTTACCGTTTGTCATATCAGTTAATAAGTTACTGGTTAGTAAACTGTCACTGTCGTCACCTAAAATTAAATCATGTTCCAATTGCGTATTTTCAGCCCATGTAGGACATTGATCTTTATAATATTTGTTCATGTTACAAAGTGAAAGAATAACTCTCCCACTTTCCTTCTATGGTAAAGCCCTAAATGATACAACTGTTATTGCAAACAGTTGCCTTCCTCCTTTTAATCCTCAAAAAATTATTACTTCGATTAAAAGAAGGAAGTGGTTATGTTGAGTCGGTCATCCACTTTTTCACCTCCATTTTTCGATTATTTTTTTGAATCAATATAAAAACGGTATCTCTCTATTTTTTTATCTGACATTGAGCAATCGCCTGTTTCGTAACGGCTGATTAATGACTGTGAGCAACCAATAAAACCAGCAAGTTCCTGCATTGTGATTTTCTTTTTCCGGCGTTTAAGCAGGTATTCATCCTTGATATTCATTTCATCCTAAAACCTCCATTCTTAAAATTTATGAGTAAAAAAGAAGAGGATACCGCCTTTTGGCAGTACCCCCATCTTGTTTAATATGTATAGGATTATGCTTGTGTTACTGTCATTACTCCTACACCTTTAGGTGAAGCAACTTTTAGTGTAGCTTCGGCAATTACATGACCTTTAACACTATCGCCAGTTTTAGCAAGTGGCTCGAATCCTGGCTCACGAAGATAAGCAAGGTTAACATATGCATCATTAAATGTAACCATCTTATCAACTGGTACATGCTTAGATAGTACAAAGTTAAGTACACCATAGTTAGTTTCGATAGAATCAACTACAAGACCGAAAGAGTTTGTCTTATGTTGGTAGTTGTAGCGATCCTTATAGATAGTATCAATTTGCTCTTTGATGTCAGCATTTACAAGGGCATAGTATTCACCTTCAGCAATATCCTGATTCCAAAGGTTACGCATTACTTGTTTAACATTATCTTCTGTGACAGAACCAGTTACATTTACGGCATTTGAAGCGTCTGCCCATGAAATCAAACCGCCCATTTGTCGGATGAAAGGAGTGGCAGAACCATCATTTTTAACACCGTTAATAAATTTCTTCTCCATGTTAATTTTAAGTTCAAGCAGTCGGTCAGATACTTCTTCTGCCAACTGATTACGCTTCATTGCGATTGAAGTACCGGAAACACTAGCACCTTTCTTAAAGATTTGAAGAAGGTTGCTGAGTTCAGCCCTTGAGCTCTCGAAAAACTCAGTAGTATCAGCACCTTCAGTAGCAGAAATATCATCAGTTTGATCAAGTGTTTTTGCTCTCCATGTGTAGACAGTGGAAAGAGCTTTCTCAATATTCCCTTTTGCCATCAACATAGAAGTAAGGGGAGTGGATTGCACCCCGATAATAGCGATTTCCCGAGATAGACTAATCTTTTCAGCATTGGTAAAGTTATCAGATGTAAACATAATATATCAATCTCCTTTAATTTTAGTTTTTTACTTAAACAAATTTGCAAGTTTAGATGAAATCATTCCAGTTGTATTCTTGTCCTGTTCAAATTTTGAGTATTGATCTTGTTGCTTGTGATTGTCTGGCTTATAGCCCATTTCAATTTTCATTTCATTTTTCATTTCAGTCATAATATCCTGAAATTGTTCAATCTTTGGCTTTAAGTCCTCAACCTTTTCGACACTAAAAAAATCAGCAAACTTATCAAGTCCGGCTGATTTCAATTCAAGTTGCACCTCTCTTTGAAACAATTCTTGGTGTTTCGTTTCAAGTGCTTTTTCTTCTTCAGTTTTTTCCTTCGGTTTGTATTGCAGCAAGTCATCCCTTTCAGTTTGAATCGGCTGTAATACTTCCGTTTCCCACTTCTGCCTCTCTTGCTGGACTAAATCATCTACTTGCTCTTGACTAAATGTTTCTTCTGCCAATTTTCTAACCTCCTTTTAATGATTAATTAAATTTGATACTCACCGTATCCCTTACGAGAATCGGCTTGTTATTATGTAACCCTCGAAACTCGAAAATAATTTCGGGTTTGTCATCGGGTAGGACATAATCATAAAAATAGACACCGACACTTTCCTTGTCGCTGTCCGATAAAACAAACTGTTCAATTTGTGCTTCGGTATCATCGTAGATAGTCAAAGTAACATCAGTGGGATCAACTGCCTGTCCGCTAAATGACTTAAAATGACATTTAAACCTTACAGTATCGCCTTGATAGGGCATTATGAAATCACCTCCACATAGGAAGGATTGTGAATCTGATATGTATTAGATTGATTCTCCTTCATTTCGATTGAAGAAGGATTCTCAACCACATAAGCATAGCCAGTTATCATATTATTACTGATAGGGAAGGATACATTTACATTTCCGGCAATCGGCTCAATATTCGCCAGTAAGTTATGGAATGTTTTGCTTTTTCGTTCCACACTTGCAGCAATCGGACTAATAAATGTATTAACATTTTCATTTGCCCTTCTGACTGTTTTATTGGACTTTTCAACGGCTGTTTCAATCGGAATGGTATAAGTCCTGACCTCCCTTAAAGTCGCTGAAAACTTGTCTGAAACTGTCTGAATAGTATTCAGGAAGGTTTTTGTTTCTCGGACTGACTTTAAACTCTTGGATATGTTTGATTGGATAGGTAAGGTGAATGAATTAACTGTTACCTGTCCAATCTTTGCAGGTGCATCAGGAACACCAAACACTTGTAAATAAGGATAGTCACCGTTAATAGCCCATGTGTTTGTTAAATCCCAACCTGTATAAGTAGATTGAGTTTTCATTTCGGCGGTTGTCTTGCCTGTTCCACCTGATGAAGTTGTTTGACCGCTTGTTTCTATATCCCAATATGAATTATTTGTAATCCCATTGGATTTACTACCAACCAAACCGCCGACATACGAATCACCTGTTACTTGTCCAGTAGAATAACAATTACTTATAGTTCCTGTAACAATATGCCCTGATAATCCACCCGCACGCCCTAAAGAATTAACGGTTGCAGTAGAATAACAGTTATTAACATCTCCAGCATAAATTTGCCCAATAAGACCGCCGACATGATATTGTCCAGAAACAGAACCAGAAGAATAACAAGTGTCTATTTTATAAGCACTATCAATATTATTTAAATATCCTATAAGCGTACCAATGGAATTATTAGTATCTGCCTCTACAATTGCATCTACTACACCAACATTTTTTATATTGGCACTTTTGACGTAACCGAATATGCTGGAATAAGGGTGATCACCTATTTGTATATTTTTAATCTTATAACCTTTTCCGTCAAAACTTCCGCTAAATGTACTGCTATATGATGTTCCTATCGGCGTAAAACTGCCGAAATTACCCATATCAATATCATTAGTTAACTCGTAATCACCTGAACGATTATTACGGATACTATCTAAATCTTCTGGTGTACTTATTAAAATAGGCATTATAAATCACCCTATACTACTTGTGGTACTTGAATAGAATGAACCACTGTCAATTCATCTTGATCACTCTCAAAAGTAAATGGAGTAAATGATTCAACACTGTAAGCACTCCCGCCAGTTGCCACATTAAAGATAGCACTTGCAGCAAAGGTTTGTGGTGCTGTAATGTCAGTATCACTACCTTTTACAACTACTTGGAGTTTAAGAGTTTGTTCCCCTGCATTGTGAATCCAACTTACACGACTATTCGCAGGAGATAACCTTAAAACTGGATTTCCTGTGTCGTCTTGCAGTTCGATATACTGCCAATTCGCTTGAATGTAATCCCTTAAATCTTGATATGCTTGACTTGTTACCTCTGCCATTATTTAACCTCCTTTAAACTTGTAATTTGATTCTCTAGGCGTTCAATCGCCTGGACAATCCTATCTTGTGCTTGATTTTGCTTTTCAATTTGTGTTATTAGTTGTCTTTCTCGCTCTTTTGATTCCTTTCTTGTATCGACTAAAAGCCAAACGAATAGAACCGCAAATATCCCTTGTGATACAACTAACTCCATTGGAATTGTAGATAAGTCCATAGTAAACACCCCCAACTTAAAAAATATGAGCAAAAAAAGAAGAGTAGGCGTATAGCCCACTCTCAAAAGAAAAATGGAGGTTAAAAATGTATGACACTCGAATCAAACTTAAAGGTGAAGGGAATACCCTTCATTCAATGTCATGGTATGACACTCAATGAAATTTACTCTCCTTCATAAGTACAATTTTTCCGCTATTTGATTCCGGCTAGTCGTATCAAGGGGTTTGGCGCTTTTCTATTTTATAACAATTTCTTTTTATATCTCTTCATAAGTACAGTTTTACACCTGAATCCATGAGATCAATAGTGACGGGTAGTTTGGCGTTTTTAAGAATCAAACAAACGCTTATTAACTTTTTATGTTCCCTCCATAAGTACCAAAAATCCAAAATCCGAATAAGCCCATACATACCAAT